TGAAACTATCCAATAACTTTACATTAGAAGAATTAACATATTCTAAAACTGCAGAAGAAAAAAAGATAATTAATATTCCTAAAGTTGAGCATATTAAAAATCTACAATTATTATGCGATCATATATTACAGCCAGTAAGAGATGCATTTCAAATGCCAATTAAAATTACTTCTGGTTATAGATCCCCTGAGCTATGCCTGGCTGTTGGTTCAACTATTAAGTCTCAACATACTGAAGGTAAAGCAGCAGACTTTGAAATAGAAGGTATTCCAAATTTACAGTTAGCTAATTGGATATATAAGACGTTAGATTTTGATCAATTAATACTTGAGTTCTGGAATCCTACTGAAGACAATTCAGGGTGGGTTCATTGCTCTTACAATAGTAAAGAAAACAGAAGAGAATATTTGAAAGCAATACGAATAGATGGTAAGACTGTTTATTCAACAATGGAATTAGAATAATGTTACCTGCTTTACAAATTATAGCTCCGCTTGCTAAAATGCTTTTCTCTACGATTGATAAAGCAATTCCTGATAAGGATCTTGCTGATAGATTAAAGTTTCAATTAAATGAACAATTACTTAAATCATCAACTGAAGAATTAAAAGCAGCTGCCAGCATTGTAGAAGCTGAAGCTAAATCTAATTGGTTTGTTTCATCTTGGAGACCCCTATTGATGTATGTTCTTATTTTTATTCTTGTATGGAATTATATATTGGGACCCATTATGAAAATAATATTTGGATCTGTAATAACATTTGAACTTCCAGGAGATGTCTGGACATTACTTCAAATAGGTTTGGGTGGTTACGTTGTTGGTAGATCAGGAGAAAGCATTGCAAGAACATTAGCTAATAGAGCTGTCAGTAACAAAGATGAGTAATCAAATACAAACAGCATTCGCAATGAAGTATAAAAAGAAAGTAATCAACAAAGATTGGTATGGCAAGAAAAAATCTAGAAAACAAACATATAAGAAAACCGCCTAAGAAAAGAAAAGGTAGGCATACCAAAAGAGTTAATAAGCATAAAACTTATAAACCTTATGTGGGACAAGGTAGGGTATAATTATTATATATTGTATATTTAAAACAATGTATTGTTGTCTGTTATTGAATAAATGTAAATGTTATGAGAAAAGAACATAAGAACCCAAAAGGTGGATTAACAGCTGCGGGTAGAGCTTATTTTAAAAGAACCGAAGGATCTAATCTTAAAGCTCCTGTAAAGAGTGGTTTAAACCCTCGTAGGATCTCTTTTGCCGCACGATTTGGTGGTATGAAGGGTGCAATGAAGGATAACAAAAATAGACCCACTAGATTGGCTTTAGCGCTAAAAGCATGGGGGTTTAGAAATAAAGAATCTGCTAGAGCTTTTGCTAATAGGCATAAGAAGTCGTGAGAAGAAAAAAGAACTCAGTATTTCGTTGTGGTTTCTGCTTTATTTGCAATAAAGAATTGTTGTCAAATATGGGTGGTTGGGTTATTAATGCAGAAGGTTTGCGATTTTGTCATGCAGGAGATGGTGATTGCTTTGATAGATACCACCAGGATAACCTAAGACGAAGAGCTGCCGAACAAAAAAGAGAGGAAAAATATTATGCCGCTAAACGCTAAAGGAAAAAAAATTATGGCTGCCATGAAAAAAGAATATGGAGCTGAACGTGGAGAAAAAATATTCTACGCATCAGAAAATAAAGGAAGTATCATGGGTGTTAAGAAGAAAAAGAAAACTATTCTTTAATGGAAAACAAAGGTTTATATTACAATATAAATAAGCGCAAAAAAGCAGGAACTTCTAGATCTAAAAAAGATTCAACGATATCTCCTGAGGCATATAAAAATATGCAAGCTGGTTTTCCTAAAAAGAAAAAAACTATTCTATAGTTCTTTATTTAGTTCTTCGTAAATATTCCAAATCTCGTTCTGCGGTTTCCAATAACCAATTTTTAAATTCTTTTGGTTATGATGATACATAATAGTTGTATGGTTTCTTTTACCAAGAACATTGCCAACGATTGTGTAGTTCATGCTAGCTCTCTCAAGCATAATATTAATAGCTATAGTTCTTGCATATACAAACTTCTGTAATCTGCTTGGAGACTTAATCTCATCTAATGACACATCAAATCTTTTACATATCTTATCCAGGATATGATTAACCTCAGGAAATATACTAACTATATTATTTTTTTTAGTTGGTTCTTTAATTGCATATAATTTCTTTTTAGAAATAACAGAATAATATTTTGCTTTATATTTATTAACTTCAGTATTTAAAAAATCCCAAACAAGTCTGGACCCAGTAATAAAACCCTCTCTATATTCTTTATTGTTAATTGTTTTAGTTCTTCCTTTAATAGAAGTTTTTAATCTTATAATGGCTGCTTTAGTAAATTCACTCATTGATATCTCCTTGATCAAATTGAAATAAAAAATTAGCAACATCATAAACTAATGATCCTGCTGCTATTAGTATAAGAATCTGCATTAATGTAACTATATATGTAAGCATATTATCTCCTGTTGTTAAAATATATTAATATTAAAATTAAGATTAAGATTAATTCATACCAAAATAAATCTTGTAATGTTTCAATCATTAATTCCTACCCATTCATTATCGCATTTAACACATCTAAAAGTTGGGTTTGGATCTGCCTGGATATCCTGAGTAGTAATGTTTGGAGTATACCATTCCTGAGTTAGCTCGCTTTGTAAGTAAGCAAGGTTTCTTTGGAATGCTAAGTATTGTACTCTAGAACTATTACAATCTGGACATCTAATTATTTTCATTGAGTTACTTCTTTCTCTTTTAATTGATCATCATCAGCTTTAAATAACATCTCAACATATTGAGTATAATAAAAGTCTGATAACTTTGGATCTTTTTCATCTAATGATTTTTGTAAGAATGATTGAGCAAGTATATATTTATCTTTAATAAGTTTATTCATAATGATGCTACCTCTATTTCATATTGATCTTCATTAATTTTTAAATCTAAAAGATTTCTTCTATCCAATTCTTGTTTGATTGCTTTTAGATTAAGAAGAGCTGTTAAAGTTCTAACAGGCATGCTGTTATAATAATCATATTTGTTTAATAGAATCTCATCTGATGATCTTCTAATTAAATCTAATTGAGTTTTACTAATGATCATGCTGCCTCTGGTTCGTTAATATTTAAGATCTTACATAACTTTGGTAAAAATTTATTACCAAACTTTTGAGCAAGTCTATCTGGAACTGATAAAGATCCAGAATTTTTTTCATACTCTTTTATTGATTGTAAATCTTGGTAAACTAATCTTGTTAGATTAATTAACTCTTGTTCAGTAAATTTAAGTGTTATTGTTTTCATCTGGTTTCCTTTCTGTGATTTGTTTGTCATAACCTATATATGACAGTGTCTAGCCAAAATGTCTAGATATCTACAGAAAGAAATAATGTAGATAAATCAATAACTTATTCTGAATCTTTTATTTTAATTAAAGTTCTTACGACTTTTATATTATCAACTTTATAAATTGATTTGTTTGTTGGAGATGAAGTTTTGGCATCTTCCAAAGTTTCAAATTCTTCTTCAATGCGAAATGTACATTCGCCATAAATAATTTTTTTATATTTATTCATTGTCTTTCATAAGAGCATGAAGTTTTTGTTTTAACTTTCTGTACCTCTCAATCGCGACTTCTAAATAATTAATTAAATCTATTGCTTCTTCTTGAGCTTCTAATAACCATTGATCTACGTCTTTTGGATTATCATGCATCGTAACTCCAAATTTATTCATTCCGCTAATTGATCTATGAACTATTTTGTTAATTACTTTTTGAGTAATCGGATCTCTAGTAATATCTGATAAACTTATTTTATCAGTGTCATGCTCTTGCATTTGCCTATCTTGATTGTAATCCATCCTCTATCCTTTAGTTGGTGAACATAATTATATACAGAATTTTTAGATTTAAGGTTCACCCCTCGCATGATTAGTTCATACGAGGGAGCTTCCTTATTTTTCTGAATATAGCTCTTCACAAAATCAAAAATCTTTTTTTGTTTTTTGGTTAAGCTATATTTCATTACTATCTCCTGTAAGTTTGTTTTTGGTAACCACCTGCAGGTTTAGCTGCGGCAGCTCCATCTTTAGCTGGTTTAACAGAATAGATAGACAAGAACTCAGTGCCTTCTGGCATAGACTTTCCTGCACCAACTATTTTTTTATAACCACCTATATACAACTTTGATGATGCATTAGCATCAGCAACTAATCTGTAACCAGATAAAATTGCAGTACCTGTGAAATCAAAGTCTGTTTCTTTTTCTTTAGTTGAAGGATCTGTAAAGAATATCCCTCCACTGTTTTTAGCATCAGCCATTAAAACCTCCTATTTTGGTTTGGTTGATTATGTTGTTTCTTGCAGAGCTTTGTGTAAACTTTGAAACTGGTTCTGGTTTTAGATTGTGAAGTTCACTTTCTTCATCATCACCTATTTCAAGCATAAAAGTTTTTAGCAAAGCATACTTAGTTGCATAACTAATTGCTTTACCTATTCCTTTATCTGATGGATCAACTCCATATCCAACAAATCCCTGCGCTGTGTAACAATCTTCTGGATTATCTATATTCATAAATTTCATGTCTATAGACACCATTGTAAAGTTACCTTCTCTTGTATGATTAGAGACAGAAGGAATAGCAATTATTCCCTGTTTAATCATCTCAGCTTTAATAGTGTTATTTACTTCATTGTGGGTTACAATTTTGTAAGGAACACCACCGCGAGCTGTTTCTTTTGTTACAGACTTAGCATTCTTCATTACATTGTACATGCGCACAGCTAATGAAGATTTGTCTACGTTTCTGTACATATCTTTATTTGTCATTTTATTACCTTTGTTGTTAGTGCCTGGAGAATGGCTTGCACACTCTCCAGGTTATTTAAAATCAGACATAAAAGGGAGAACAAAATAAAACCAACTATAGTGTTAATTTTTATTTTATTAACGAATTGTCTGCTTTTAAATTTCTTAATTTCACACGTCGGATTAACAACGATCATTTCAATAGTTCTTTTCATTTAGTAAAACCCCATAATTGCATTGCTTTATTTTTATATTGAGATCCAATGTTCCAGGCATAAGGATGATCAAAGTCTGGGTCCAGATCTGCAAAGTAACTATGCTCTCCATTGTGTCTCGCCATTAATCGTTCTCTCCTGTAAGCAATGATCTGCGCTTGTGTAATATAATTATTTAATTTTTCTGGTTGCAGCTCTTCACAATTTTCTGGAGTAAATATTTTATAATCTTCTTTTGTAATATATAATAAATAAGGTTTTTTTTTCGTTGCTAACCAGTAGATGGCAACTTGCAATAAATGGAAAGGATCAGGATTATCATTTATTTTAACATTATAAAAAGAAGTTGTTCCATCTTTTTTAGGTTTAGGAGCTTTCCTTCCCCATTTTGTCTTAAGCTCAATGAATGAATTATCATCTTCAAAATCTATACGCCCAATAACTGGCAGCACACAATTTTTTAATTTAACAGCAATGGTTCTTTCACAATGAACTGGTTTCTTTAAACCTATTTCATTAAATGCTTTAAAAAATGTTTTAATTGTTTCAACTAAATTTTCTTTATTGTTTTGGAATTGCTGACGATCCATGTCATCTACAGGTTTATATTCCATGTAATATGATGTTGCCTGCTCATATACTTTATCAAGAATTGTATCATCAATTTTTGGATAAGGTTTATGAATAACATATTTGTCTCCTACCCATTCAACATCTCCATGTAATAATATTCCTGCTTTGCCTACTGCATTACCTGCTTGCATTTTAGAATTAATTTCAAAATCTCTGCGATCTCTTTCATCACAAAATAAATATTTAAAACTCCATACACCATCTTTTTGATTTAGTTGGGATGGCGACATGTGATCTATGTTATACTTTTGAGACCAGATCGGTAAAAGTTCTTTATTTTTTTTAGCAGCAAAATAATCAGATAAAACTTTATCTGGTAAATATTTTGATAATGTTTCCATATCGTTCAATACAGCTTATGAATTAATATAGAACAAATAACAATAAAATAGTTATTAACATTGTTCATAAGTTATTCAGTTGAATATATAGTTTTTTTGGCTATATGTATTTAACTATGAAGTTATTAGATTTTAAGAATAAAAATAATCTCAGTTATAGTGGATTAGCAAAGCTATTAGAAATCAAGGGTAACAATCCAATAGCCACAGTTCGTAAATGGTGCTTAGGTGAGAGAATACCACGCAGCTCTAACATAATTAATATTCAAAACAAAACAGGCAATAAAGTTAAAGCGCAGGATTTTTATGGGTAAGCGAAAAGAGAAATCTAAAAAATATAAAAATTCTGCAATAGATTTTACGCATTATATAGTTACCTGGAAAGACATTGTTTCAGACAGCTCCTGGCAAACTATTGATGATGCTACAAATCAAAAAACAGCAGTGGTTAAAAGTCTTTGTCATATTTTAAAGAAAACAAAAACCGACACAATAACATTTGCTGATTATAGCATTGATAATAATGATGAAAATAATGTTGAGATTGCTAATACTAATATTATTCCAAACTCAGTAATTATTAATGTTGAAAAGGTTAAATGAAAATTATTTTAACAATTATAATGATGAATGGTTACATACACAATTATGAATACAAAGTAGATAAATATGATCCTAATTTTTGTGATCATGCATTTAAAAAATTAACATACTCAGGAAAAGTAAAAGGCAAAAAATATACTCAGATTGGTACATTTTATAAAAGCAAGGAAGTTTTTGCCTATACTTGTAGCATAGCATAATGGAACGTGGACCCAATGATCTAGAAAGAATTATCATGCAACAGAAAAGTTGTATTGAAAGACAGCAATTAGTTATTGATGAATTAGAAAAAAGGGTAACGATCTTAACAGAAGAGCTACAAGCAAATCAACTGGAAATAAATAAATTATTAAAAAAATGACTGGACATACAGCAGAAACACACAAAAAGATTAGAAAAAATCAGTTTTTAAATCTAGATGATTATCATCATCCAGTTGAGAAAATTGAGCAATTAAAAAGATTTAATTTTAATGATTTAAAAATACTTGAGGTTTTTGCTGGCAAAGGAAATTTATCTAAATATTACAATACGATATCAAAAAATGTTTTATCTTTAAATAAAGAAACTACTGGAGATAGTTTTGATTATATTTTTAAGTTAAGATTTGAAAAAAGAAAATTTGATTTAATTGATATTGATGGTTATGGATATCCAGATAAGTTTTTTCCAACTATTTTTGAATGTTTAACTGATAAAGCATATTTAATTTTTACATTCCCTGTAGTTGGTGTTAATTGTTTAAATGGTATAACAGAACAGCATTACATTAATTTTTGGAGATCAAACAGACCCACAATAGGAGATATTGTTGGTTGTATAACAGATTTTTCACTTAGAAATTGGCAATTAGCTAAATTAGTTGATGTAGCGAAAATTAAAAGAATTTGGAGATTTATATTTTTAATTGAAAAACAAAAAGCAACGACACTTTGTAATGTAAGAAATAAATAATGGCACGAGATAATTACTATAATGAAGGCGATAAGTATTCACAGTGGCATCGTTATGCTGATGATAATTTGGGGATGATTGATTTAGATCAGGTTGAAATATGCAGAAAGTGCTACGAACCTTTATTTCTTGCCGAGACTTGTTACGATAAAAATCAAGCATACAAAACTTCTACTACAACACGCAGGTTAGCTGAAAGAGCTAAGTTGGATGCTTATCTGGTATTTTATCAATACGATGAAATTAATGGTGCTGTAGTCGGTTTTAGGGTACAGAAAATAGCACCATTCAAATCGGATATGTACCAATTAACACTTGAGGATTGGATCAAGACAATGACTGAGTATCATATTAATCACAAGAAGTTCTGTGTTAAGGAAACAGGTTAGTCTACAAATGAGCTTGTATCACAAATTAGATCCAGTGATTATGAGGCATGATAAGTTATCCCCACAATCTAAGCTGGTTTATTATGCGCTAGTTACTTTCTGGAATGAAAAGACGAAAAAATGCTTCCCTAAGATGAAAACTATTAGTTCTTTAACAGGTTTATCGTATTCTACTGTTAGGCGATCTATTGCGGAGCTTGCTAGACTAAAGGTTATAATTGTGCATCGGTTAAGATCCACGCAATCGTATACTTTACCGCTTCAAAACAAGATATGCCTCACAGAACACTCAGATGTGCCTCACAGGCATAATAATAAACTAGATATATATAACTATAATAGGAATTATAAAAATTTTAGTAAAAACCCAATACAGTTAAACCTTAGATCCCCCATCCCTTTGGATGACAAATACTCAGTTAGATTTAAAGCTATTGGAATTGAAGGGGAATTTGTGTGCGTTGAGGAAAAGACTTCAGGCAAAAGATTTAAGATACATCGCTTTAAAAAACAAGAACCTATCCCTGATTAGTGTTTATAACTTATGTGTTGCAATAGGTTGTATATTCGCTTAGATAAACCACAAGATATGGTTGGAAAACCTTTACACAAGATACAGTGCGATAGCATGACAAGAGGTAGTAAATACACTGTGCGTTGCAAGGCAAAGGGTTATCTAATGAAATCTGGTTTTTATAGATGTAAAAATCATGGAGGAATGAGTGATTGGAATGCTAAGACGATTGAAGGTAAACTCAAAGCATTACGTAACTTAAAGTTTTTAAAACATTTAACTGAAGATGAACTCAGAGCAAAATACATTAAGCAGCGAGATCCAGGAGAAGAAATCTCAACAGTTAATAACACTTGATAAAATCTCTACTGAGCTAGAGAAAGGAATACCTTTAACAAAGATTTGCAAAGATAAATCAATGCCGAGCTTGTCTACTGTTTACAAGTGGATGCGTGAGGATGATAAGATTTATAATACTGTTATGAAAGCTCGCAGGATCGGAGCATTCACGTTGTTGGATGAGATTAATGAAGAATTAGCAAATCCTAAAAGTAATCAGGAGATGATGTATTGGCGAGAGAAGCTAACGCACGTACGTTGGATGGTTAGTAAATTGATATCGGATATCTTTGGTGAAAAGTCTAAGCAGGAGATTAAACAGGATAACACAATCACTATTCGTTGGGGTGGACAGGTAAAAAAAACAATTAATGTTGATGCTCAAGATGTGGAATAGTTGGTTAATGTATGCATTGCCACGAAGTCTTGCGCGCGCGTTATGGAGTTCTTTCTATGTTTTATGCGGTTTATTGTTACACAATTATAGGTTGCTAGTAATAACTGATAAGTTATCGTTAGTAATAAAATTAAAAGTTCTGATAACGAACAATTATCGGAACTTTTTTATTAGGATTTTGGCGAACAAACAAAGAACATTTGGGGGGGTATACCCAAGCCGCCAGGCGCCAAAATTATTTATATCTATATTGGGAATTTCACACACACAGCCACATACTCACTATGCCTAAAGATGAAGATGCATTAATTACCGCATTGTTATTTGTAAATGAAGATACCAATTCTTTGGTTATTCATTTTAATGGTTTTGAAAATAGCGATCACATGGATAAGTTTGCTAATAAGATTTTAAAAAAGATTGGAATTGATTATCATAAAATAGATGATATTTCTGACATGCCAAAGATACACTAATGATTGTTGATATACCTTACGATCCTAGACCCCAGCAAGAAGAGCTACATGAGAAGTTAAGGCAGCACAGATTTTCTGTTCTTGCTTGTCATAGGAGGTTTGGCAAGTCGGTTATGTTAATTAATCATTTGCTTATTGAGGCGATGCTAAACACAAAAAAGAATCCTAGATATGCCTATATCGCTCCAACATACCGCCAGGCGAAAAACATTGCTTGGGATTATTTAAAACAATATGCAGGAGTAATACCAGGAGTTAGATTTCACGAAACAGAATTACGTTGCGATCTACCCAATGGCGCCAGAATAACCCTCCTATCTTCTGAAACACCTGATAGCATTAGGGGTATATTTTTAGATGGAGCTTGTTGCGATGAGATGGCGCAAATAGATCCTACACTTTGGAATGAGGTTTTAAGACCCTGCCTATCCGACAGAAAAGGATGGTGCGTTTTTATTGGAACACCTGCTGGAATGTCAAATCAGTTTTATGAATTATATCAATATGCATTAACCCATGATGATTGGTTTGCTTATACAGCTCCTGCATCCAAAACAAAGATAGTTGATGAAGCAGAATTAAAAGCTGCAAGGGAGCAAATGGGTGAAGAAAAATATCAACAAGAATTTGAATGCTCCTGGATAGCAAATATATCAGGATCTATTTTTGGATCTATTATTAAAGATTTGGAAGATAAAAAACAATTAACTAGAGTTCCTTACAATCCTGCGTTCCCAGTTAATACCGCATGGGATATTGGAGTTGGAGATTCTACCGCTATAATATTTTACCAACAAGTCGGCGCTGCAATCCATATAATAGATTACTATGAAAACAACAAAGAAGGTTTACCGCATTATTGCGACGTTGTTAGTAAGAAAGATTATTTTTATAAAACGCATTATGCGCCGCATGATATAGAAGTTACTGAATTTTCCTCTGGCAAGACTAGAAGAGATGTTGCTTATCAGCTAGGTATTAATTTTAAAATTTTGCCGAAACTGCCGCTGGAAGATGGGATCCATTCCGCTAAAATGATCTTACCTAGATGCTGGATTGATATGGATAATTGTAAACATCTAGTTGATGCATTAAGACATTATCATAGAAAATATAACGAAAAGATGAAGATATTTCATAGTAAGCCAGTTCATGCCTGGTCATCTCATGCCGCAGATGCTTTTAGATATTTAGCATTATCGGTAAATGATGTATTAACTAAAAACACATCTATGCCTAGAGCTACAGATTCTGAATATAAGATCTTTTCTAAATAAGTATTTACTAATGACAAATCATATAATATGGATTTAGCATGTTACAAAACTTAACAAAATTTTTAGGAGAATAGTCATGGGATTTTTAATGCCAAAAATGCCATCGCCGCCACCTCCGCCTCCACCGCCTGCTGAACCTCCTGCTTATGATGATAAAGCAAGAGCAGAAGAAATTGCAGCTCAACAAGCAGAGATTAGACGTAAACGTAAAGGAAGAGCATCTACAATTTTAACAGGCGCTCAAGGATTAACAGAAGCAGAAACTTTACAGAAAAAAACTTTACTAGGAGAATAATATGGGTGGAGCAAAACCAGTTGTTAATTTAGTTAAGTCTGTTGTTACAGGAAAAGCATCTGATATTCCTGCCGCAGTAGCTCCACAAGTAGAAGCTCCAAAACCACAACCAATGACTTCACCAACAGCAGCAGAAGTTGATCAAGGAGAAGCAACAAGATTATTAAAAGCAAAAAGAAGAGGAAGATCTATGACTATACTTACATCACCATCTGGTGTAAGTGAACAGACAACTCTTTCTACTAAAACTTTATTAGGCGCATAATATGGCAATGAATCCAAAAGCAAAATTGGTATTGGATAGATACCAAAGTTTAAACACTCAACGTCAAACTTGGGAAGAACATTGGCAAGAAGTTGCGGATTATATGATGCCGCGAAAAGCAGACATTACAAAAAAAAGATCAAAGGGAGACAAAAGACACGAACTAATTTTTGATGGTACAGCAATTCATGCTTTAGAATTATTGTCAGCATCATTACATGGAATGCTAACTAATATTGCATCACCATTTTTTTATTTAAAATATAGAGACAATCAACTTGATAAAGATGATGAAGCAAAAGAATGGTTAGAATCTTGTACAGATGTTATGTACAAAGTTTTTGCATCATCAAATTTCCAACAAGAAATATTTGAACTATATCACGATTTAATTTCTTTTGGTACAGCAGCCATGTTGATTGAAGAAGATATTAATGATGATCTAAGATTTAGAACTATTTATATTGCAGAAATTTTTATTACCGAAGATGAAAGAGGCATGGTGGATAGTATGCTTAGAAAATTCTATCTACCTGCCAGAACAGTAATGTTAAAATTCGGTGAAGCAAACTTACCAAAAAATTTAAAAGATAAAGCTAAATCATATCCACATGAGGAAGTTCCAATATTACATTTAGTAATGCCAAATGAAGAATTTGGAATTGCAAAAGGAAATAAAGGTAAACCTTACTATTCAGTTTATGTAGATCCAGATAGTGGAGCAATTTTAAAAGAAGGTGGTTACGAAGAATTTCCTTATGTAGTTCCGCGTTACTTAAAAGCATCTAATGAAATTTATGGAAGATCACCTGCGATGAATGCTTTAGCAGATGTTAAGATGTTAAATACAATGTCTAAAACAACGATTAGAGCTGCGCAAAAACAAATAGATCCTCCACTGCTTGTACCTGATGATGGTTTTCTTTTACCGATAAGAACCATACCTGGAGGATTGAATTACTACAGAGCTGGAACTAGAGATAAAATTGAACCAATGAATATTGCTGCAAACAATCCATTAGGTTTAAATATGGAAGAACAAAGACGTAAAGCAATTAGAGAAAATTTTTTCGTTGATCAGTTAATGATGCAGGGTGGTCCACAAATGACTGCAACAGAAGTTCTACAAAGAACAGAAGAAAAAATGAGATTATTGGGTCCAGTGCTTGGCAGATTACAATCTGAATTATTACAACCATTAATTACTAGATCTTTTAATATTTTATTAAGAAATAAAAAATTTCCACAACCCCCTGAATTTTTAGGAGATCAAGATATTGAAATAGAATATGTATCTCCATTAGCGAAAGCTCAAAAGACTTCAGAGTTATCCTCAATTATGAGAGGGGTAGAAATATTTGGTTCTTTACAAAACATTGCTCCTGTGTTTGATCACATAGATGTAAATGGTTTAGTAAAATATATACAAGATATTTTAGGTATACCAGCTAAGGTTATGAAGTCAGATATGGAAGTACAACAAATTCGCTTGCAAAGAGAACAGATGCAACAACAGCAATTAGAAATGCAACAACAAATGCAAGTTGCTGAAGCTGCTGGAAAAGCTGCACCTGCACTAAAAGCGATCAATGAACAATAGAGATATAAAAAATTTAAACACAAATTATAAGATTTGTTTTGGATCTGAGAGTGGAGAAAAGGTTCTTGAAGATCTAGAGCGAAGATGTAATGCTAACGTAACTACCTTTGTTAAAGGAGATAGTTATGAGAGCGCATATTTAGAGGGACAAAGATCTGTCTATCTATTTATTAAATCAATGATCAACAAAAAAAATGGAGGAAATAATGAGTGATCAACAGGGAGTGGTGGAACAAGCAGTTCAACCATCTGGAAGTCCAGCGACTTCTCCAGTAAATAATAATGTTACAAGTGTAGTTGAACAAGCTGCTGCAGACTGGAAAGCTAGTTTAGCAGAAGATATCAGAGCAGATAAATCTTTAGCTCCTATTAAAGATATTAATAGTTTAGCTAAAAGTTATATTCATGCACAAAAATTAGTTGGGGTAGAAAAAATACCATTACCTAATAAACATGCAACTGAAGAAGATTGGAATGTAGTCTACGATAAGTTAGGCAGACCCAAATCTCCTGAAGAATATAAATATAATATATCTAAAGATGCAAACATTGATGAAGGCGCTTTAAAAGTATTTTCTGAGCAAGCTCATAAATTAGGTTTATTACCACAGCAAGCTGATGGTGTTGTTAAATTCTATAATGACATGATGGCGGAAAACTTAAAAAGTTTAGATGCCGCTGCTGAAACAGCTCGTATTGAAAGCGAACAACAACTTCGTAAAGAATTTGGTAGAGCTTTTGAACAAAAGATAACTAAAGCATCACAATTAGCTAGAGAATATGTTGGAGAAGATGTTCTTAACATGAATTTAGAAAGTGGTGTTAAATTAGGCGATCATCCACAAGTTGTTAAAGCATTTGCTAAACTTGCTGAAATGGTAGGAGAAGATAATTTTGTAGCTCAATCTGGTCCAAACTATTTAACTCCTAGCGAAATAGAGAGCGAAATAGCTAAATTACAAGCTCCAGGATCTGCATATTGGAATAAATCTCATCCAAATCACGATAAAGCTGTACAAGAAGTTTTTGCTTTACGACAGCAGCTAACTGATGTATAGAGCAAATCACTAGGATAATCTTTTAGACCCTATTGGCATTTGGAAAAGACAAACATCTACGAAGATGTAAAATTCTAGAATAGATCCACATTGTGGAAAATCCATTCGTTTATTTTTAATTAAACTTAACCAATGGAGATGACAATATGTCAAATCAAATAACAACTGCTTTTGTACAGCAGTACAGTTCAAACGTACAAATGCTATCTCAACAAATGGGATCAGTATTAAGAGAAGCTGTGGATGTTGAAACGATTGTTGGTAAGAATGCTTTCTTTGATCAAGTAGGTAAAACTACTGCTGTTCTAAGAACTTCTAGACACTCGGATACACCTCAGGTGGATACTCCACATTCACGTAGAAGAGTTAGTTTAGCTGACTATGAGTGGGCTGATCTAATAGACAATGCAGACAAAGTTAGAATGCTAATTGATCCAACTTCTTCTTATGCAAAAGCTGCGGCTGCTGCTATGGGAAGAGCGATGGATGATGTTATCATTGCTGCTTTAGGTGGCACTGCGTACACTGGTGAAACAGGATCTACTTCTGTATCATTACCAGCTGGACAAAAACCATACAGTGCATCACAAACTGATGGTTTAACAGTTGCTAAACTTTTAAATGCTAAAAAAATATTGGACTTAGCAGACGTTGATCCTAGTTTACCTAGATTCATCGTGTGTGGTCCAACTCAAATTAGCGATTTATTAAATACAACTGAAGTTAAATCTAGCGATTACAATACTGTAAAAGCTCTAGCTCAGGGACAATTAGATTCGTTCTTGGGATTTAAGTTCATCGTGTCTAATAGATTAAAATTTGACGCAACAAATACAGACGACAGACTTGCGTACGCGTTCACATCTGATGCTATTAAATTAGCTATCGGTAAAGATGTAATGGCAAGAATAGATGAGAGAGCTGATAAATCTTACAGCACTCAAGTTTACTACTGCATGAGCATCGGTGCTACTCGTATGGAAGAAGAAAAAGTTGTCGAAATTGCGTGCGACGAATAATAACTAACAATAGGAGAATAAAAATATGGCAAGCGTAAAATCAGCAAATATAACAAACCTTGACAGTGTTCCTGTTGTTCTTTCTTCTAGCGAAGAAGTAGGCGGAAAACTTAGAGTGTTCTACGACAAATATACAGCATCTTCTCTAGCGAGTGGTTCTGATATAACTGTTGCTAGAATACCTGCTAATGCAACCATTCATGATGTAATTATCAAGACTGGTGCTTTAGGTTCTGGTGTAACTTTAAAAGCTGGAGATTCAGGTGATGATGACAGATATTTATCTGTTGTTGGAACTTGGAACGTAGCTGGACAATCTCAATCTATGTCTAGTGGTTCATCTACAGGTGCTGCAACTACTGCAGTAACTGGATTAGGTTATAGAACTACAGCAAGCACAGATATACTTGTTACTACTGGCGGAGCATCTGCTACTGGTGATATTTATACTTGGGTTTACTACACAGTAGAATAATACTACTTTAAATAGTGGGGACTAATAATCCCCACTGTTTATTATGAAAAAAATCAACGAACCAAAAACCATTTTACATTTCCAAAATAAAGATTATATCTATCGCTATGTTCTAGTTGATAGATTTAAACATACATCAACTGCACATCATGGTTTTGATAAAGACTTAGAACTTACAGAAGCTGAGATCTTTGCTTTAGTAAAACCTAGAAAATTAAGACGTAAATATATAATAAAAAAAGATTAGTATGGCATCAGTTGTAGAAATTTGTAATAATGCATTAAATCAATTAGGTGCATCAACAATATTAACACTTACAGAAGATTCTAAAAACGCAAGACTTTGCAATGCTAGATATGAAAGTATTCGCAATGCAGTATTTAGATCTCATGCCTGGAACTGTTTAATGGCAAGACAAGAGCTTGCAGCAGATACAGCAACTCCTGCTTGGGGTTGGGCTAATCAATTTACATTACCATCAGATTGTTTGAGAGTTATTACAATATCTGATTATGATTATGATTATAAAATTGAAGGTAGAAAAATAATGGCAAACGTATCTCCAATTAAACTTCAATATATAAAATTAGTTACTGATCCAAATGAATATGATACTTTATTAACTGAAACTATTTCTGCTGCTTTAGCTGCTGATATTGCTTTTGCTGTTACTGCTAATGCTACATTAGTAACAACAATGAAAGAAATCTATCAAGAAAAATTAGCAGAAGCTAAACACATTGATGCTACAGAGGGTCAAAATACAGATCCTAATATGGGTCAAGTTGATGTAATATTATCAGACGAATTTATCAACAGTAGGTTTTAATTATGGCAAGAGTATCAACAGCTCTTACTAACTTTACTGGGGGTCAGTTATCTGATCGTATGGAAGGAAGAACAGACTTCCAAAAATATTTTAGCGGCTGCAAAACTTTAGAAAATTTTATAGTTCAACCTCATGGTTCAGTAACACGTAGACCAGGCACAACCTTTGTATCTGAAGTTAAAACATCATCAGAAAAAACAAGATTAATCCCTTTTGAATTTTCAACTGAACAATCTTATGCTTTAGAATTTGGAAATAATTATATTCGTTTTTATAAAGACAATGGAGCTGTATTAGAAGCTAATAAAACAATCACAGCAATTACAAAAGCTAATCCTGGTGTTGTAACGTCTGCAGCTCATGGTTTTTCTAATGGAGATACAGTTGTTATTTCTGGTGTAGTTGGAATGACACAAGTAAATGGTAAAAGATTTAAAGTTGCAGGAGTTGCAACAAATACATTTCAATTACAAGATATAGACGGCAATAATGTAAACACATCTAGTTATACAACTTATACATCTGGAGGAATTGCAAATAGAGTTTATACATTAACAACAACTTATGCCACAGCAGATTTATTTGAAATTAAATATGCTCAATCAGCTGATGTTATGTATTTATGTCATCCTGAATATTCTGTAAAAAAATTATCTAGAACTGGACACACATCCTGGACACTTACAGAAGTTGATTTTACTGATGGACCCTATTTAGATGATAATATTACAACTACAACACTTGGTATGTCATCACATACTGTTGGAACAGGAAGAACATTAACAGCATCCGCTATAACTGGAATTAATAATAATACAGGTTTTCAATCTACTGATGTCGGTAGACTTTTTAGTTTTAGAGATGGTTATGGTGAGATCACAGCTATTACTAGCACAACAGTTGTAACAGCAACAGTTTTAAAAGATATGGGTTCTTCCTCTACTACTACCGCTTGGGCATTAGGCGCTTTTTCAGATACTACAGGTTATCCTTCTTGCGTAACTTTCTATGAACAAAGATTAGTATTTGCAGGAACAACTGATCAACCTCAAACATTATTTTTTTCAAGATCAGGAGATTATGAAAACATGCATGAAAATAGAGGAGGAACTGTAGCTGCAGATGATGCAATGATTTATACAATCGCATCAAATCAAGTAAATGTTATTCAATCTTTAAAAGCAACAAGAACATTAATTATATTAACATCAGGTGGTGAATTTACATTAAACTCAGATTCTACAGGAACTGCTGTATCACCTACAAACATAAATATTAAAAAACAATCTAACTATGGAGCATCCTCTATAGATGCTTTATCAGTTGGTAACGCAACTTTATTTGTTCAAAGAGCTAAAAGAAAATTAAGAGAACTTGCTTATAATTTTGACACAGATGGATATGTAGCTCCAGATATGACAATCTTAGCTGAAGATATTACATTAAATGGATTAGATGAATTAACTTACCAACAAGAACCTCATAGTATTATCTGGGGTATTCGTGGAGATGGAGTATTAGTTGGTTTAACATACCAAAGATCAGAACAAGTTGTTGCTTGGCACCAACATAAATTAGGTGGATCTTTTGGAGCGACAGCTCATGGTATTGTTGAAAGTGTTATTTCTATTTCTGGAAATTCTTATAATAGAACCGATGAAGATCAAATTTGGGTTATTGTTAAAAGAACAATTAATGGAACAACAAGAAGATATATAGAATATTTTACACCATTTCAATTTGATAGTTCACTTACACAATTTCAATTTGTAGATAGTGCTTTATCATATTCTGGATCTGCAACATCTACACTTACAGGATTAGATCATTTAAACGCAGCAACAGTTAGAATAATTGCCAATGGTGCAACGCATCCTGATAAAACAGTATCTTCAGGATCTATTACATTAGACAGAACAACCACTGCTGCAAAAGTTGGTTTAGCATATACATCAACATTACAAACAATGAGATTAGATGTTGGATCACAGGATGGAACTTCACAAGGAAAAACAAAAAGAATATTTGATGTTACGTTAAGATTTTATGAAACAGTTGGAGCTAAAGTTGGTCCAGATCTAAACAATCTTGAAGAAATACCATTTAGATCTTCTGCTGCTTCTATGGATGCTGCTGTTCCTCTTTTTACTGGAGATAAAAAAATTGAATTTAGAGGTAACTTTGAAACTGATGGTTATTTATTTGTAGTTCAGGATCAAGCATTGCCTATGACATTATTATCATTATATCCAAGATTAATTACTAATGATGGATAATCTTAATATTATTCCTTTTAAGAAGGAACACGCACATTACATCATTAATAATCCAATGAATGATCCTGCTATTCAAATTGCACCGCAATTTAAAAAATATGCATTATTTTTAGAAATACCAGGAATGTCATTTAGCGCTGTAAAAGATGGTAAAATTGTAGTATCAGGCGGTATTGGCATATTATGG